CGCCTCTCTGAAATGTGGACATCTAAAAAATACTTTCTTCTATATTACACCCCTTTACCATAACCGACAGCTTGAAACGTAAAATCTTTAGCTATAAAACTATTACCATTTTTAATTTTTATATTGAAACCTGTGCCCGTGATAGCTGAAAGTACAAAATAATCTCCAGAATCAGCATTTTCTATTGTGATACCAATAGAAGGGGGGAAGGCATTAACCCCTCCTAAACTTGACGTTCCAGTAAAAAATGAGTTCGCAAATGTAACTGTTGTGCCAGATGAGGAGGTGCTAGAGGTTATGGGAGTTGTTCTGATTACATTTGAAGAATCTATATATGATCTTTCTGTTCTAGCTTCAAAAGCAGCAGTTACTCCTAATTCTTGTACAGAAATATTATGTGCAATAGACTCTGATTTCAAAGTGCATCTAAATTTAAAACCTCTTCCTTTATATGTACCGTTTGCAAATGTTTGAAAACCTGAGTAAGAAGGAGATCCAGAACTAGGGTTATCTTGGGTAACATTTACAGATAGAGAAGCAGTTACATCGTCTATAGCTGGACCGTCAAAATTACCGTTAGTGGCATAATCATCCCAAAATGTTCCTGCTGGTATAAGACCGTCAATGGTATTTGCTGCTCCAACCGTAAATCCAATAGCCTCTATAAGTCTTTTTAAATTAACAGAATACACAGCACCTAAATCCATAGTTACTGCAAAATCATAAGTACCTGTTAGATTTGCTGCTGGATTAGTCAACTGAAGTCCACCACCCACTACTGAGGTGTTAGTTTTTGTACCACCAAAAGCAGTTGGGTCAGTATCTTCTCTATCAATTAATATTTGCTTACTATCTATTTGATCTGGAAGATCAATAATTACACTTGTTGCATTTTGACTAAACCTACCACCGTCATCTTGAAACTTTAAAATATACTCTCCTTCTAGTGCTGGAACATCTGCCATCGTACTGTTTCCAGCGATAGCTGGTATTAGATCAACAGAGTTTTGAAAAGTTCCTGATCCATCAGTTTTAGTACTGTGTCTTAAAAATACTCTTCCACCGTGTATAACATCTGGGTCAGTAGATAAATCCCATCTTAGTCTTATAGATTTATTGTCTAACGGTTCGTAAGATAAGTTTTGAACTTGACCAGGATTTGCAGTTTTACCTTGAGCATTAAAAGTTATAAAACTTGATTCAGCAGATAATTGCAAAGCTGCGTTAAAAGAAAATACTTTAATTTCATAAGTACCTTGTTGGCTATTAAGTATCTCTATGTCTGGTCTAAATACTACTTCACTTATCCAGTTTGCATTATTAAATCTATGTTGTACAAGATACTGACTAACACCTGTTCTAACTTCCCAAGAAACAATTATTTTTGATACAGCTAAATTGTTAATAGTAACGACTCTTTCGACAGCAGCAAGTCCACTAGGAGGTGCTTTTAATGTATTAAGTAGTGATATGTTTCTTGGCGGTAAACTAATACCCTGTTCTATATTGGCGTACTTTTCATCTATATAAGTTAAAGCAGTAATTGTGTAGTTTATATCATCTTGTTCCTCAATACTAATAACTCTAAATGTTTGAGGTTTTACTGCACCAGCTTGCCCTGGACTTGATGGTTCACTGGATAACATCCATATTGCATTTACATTAGGAACAGCACTTAAAGCTGTGGTTAGCGTTATAACGCTTCCTGTTACTGTACAAGCTATTTCTTCTACATCACCATTAGGCAAAATTACAGAACATTTTTTATTAATACCAGCAAAACCAGCTAAATCTTGATCGTTGTCTACTGTTATAGCAGTTGTAGTTGCAGATTTTATTCTTCCTGATCTTCTCGATACACTTCTTACTGGATCGTTTATTTGAATAACACTTCCAGGTCTTACGATTGCTCCAGCATCAATAGAAGTTGTAAAGGTAACTGTTTCTGATTCCTGTTGCTCACTAAATAAAATTGCTTTTGCAAGTCTTTTTGCCTGACCTCTTGATGTGCAAGCAAATGCTTTTACTCTTTTAACTACTGTGCCTAATTTTGCAATAGCAACACTATCCTCTACTACTTCATAATCTATTTCTCTACTATCCATATTAAAATAACCAACACTTACAACCGAATGTCTTTGTCTTAAACTGCTGCCAGAATATGAAAACCCATCTTCAGTAACATTAGACAAACTAAACAAATAACTAGGGTCAGTTGGCCTGTCTTGCGAAAGAGTTATAGTTCCTGTTTGCCAGATAGGAAATGCTCGCATAACTCCAGCTAATTCATTTATTAAATCAAACGCTTCTGAAGAGCCTTGAATACTTACATTACAACTAAATCTAGCTTCTTGACTTCCATCTGCATTAGTTATTTCTGTATTTGCATATCTACTGGCAGCAACATAACCAAATAAATCAATATTTTCATACATTTTTGCATCAGTTGATTGATCTGGTGCAATCTGATCTCCTAGTCCGTAGCGTTTATTAGTCAAAATATCAAGCAATATCATTGCAGGACATGAGCACCAAACAGCAGCACCCATCGTTCCATTAAATACATAATTTGGTGGGTACACTATACGGCCTGTCTCTGAATCGACTGTTGGAGTCAATCCTCCATTTGCTGCTGGTATTCTTACTTTTATTCCACGAATACGAAAAGATCTTTGAGGTACAGAACTAAACTGTTGAGAACTTAATCTTAATGTGGAATACGCACAGTCTGGATATGTTCTTACATCGTCAGATATTTCTTCCATTCTTGTAACAGAAAAAGTATCCTGTATTTGATCTGGGTTGCTATCGGCTGTTACTCTTACAACTCTTATCTTTGCCTGACTATAACTATCAGGAAGATCTATTCGATACTCTTTAGAATATGGATCAGCACTTCTACCTGTTATCGTGTCGGTCACTCTATCTACAAAATTACCATTATCTATTTGCCTTTGAATTTTTAAAGTAACTTCTGTTCCTAAAATATCTCCGTTAGTTTCAAACTTTTGTAACGCTCCAAAGGTTACTGTTACTTCTACTGCATCTTTATTAGCACTTATGTTTGGGCTATCAGCAGGACCAGGATTACCACTTTGAGTTACAGCATTAGTATGCGTAGGTGTAATACTGCTACTTTGTTTTGTTAGTACAGCATTATCAACATTTCCTACAGCAGTTTGATTGCTTGTACCAAATCGAGGTTTAAAAGTTACATCTTGAAAGCTAAAATCGGTTGCCTGTAAATTTCCTAATTTAGTTAAAAAATCTGAATTACTTAAAGTAGGAGATACATTTAAAATTGACGTATCATTTAAAAAAATATCTGCAAGACAAGCATTATTATAATTTGCGTTATTTTGAGCAATACCTCTTTTAGATGGAGTCGCAAACCCCTCTATTTCACCTTCAGACAATAAATCTTGAACAGTAGCAAACTCTTTACTGTTTAAGGTATCTTCGGCTCTTACTGGTTCTCTCGGTGCTGGAGGTCCTTTAGATCCTCTAATTATTTTGTTCATAGATTAATTCTCCGCTACTACTTGATGGGTGTCTATTCCTGCTGAAATGACAACTGATCCAGTTACAATTTCTCCGTAACACAAAGGGATACTTGTTCCAGCCCTGCTAGTATTTTGCACCCCTGAAAAACTAAAAGATATTCTAGGATCTTCTTCATTGCTAAATTCTTTGGGTTTAGGCAAAGGAAATAATAATTCACTAACACCCATTAATGTTAAACCTAATCCTAAGTTCATTACTGTACTTGCAAAAAAAGTTGCTTCTCCTGCTTTAAAAGCAGCAAACCCTCCACCTGGCATGACTAAAGCTAATCCTATTAATGCTACTCCTGCTAATGTTCTTCCTACTCCACCAGCACCAGTAATAACAGGAACAATGCTTATATCAGATTTTCCGATTGGATAATGTATTTCCTCTTCACTTATTTCATAAGTATTAGTTAAAACTTTATAATGTCTATCAGCCATGTGAGCTTCTAAGCCAGGAAAATTACACAACAAAAATCTAATTGCATCAGCAGGAGAATTTATCACAGCTTCTAACTCTTTGTGACCAACAAACTCGGCTAGTTCTCCATATAGTTTAACTTTGTTGAGCATAGCGATACCTCTTACCAGTACATTTTAACAACCATTCAGAGTAAGGCTCTCTACAAGATAGTCTATCTGCTAAATGATGTAAAACCATATCTCCTAAGAAAATCGCCACATGGTTTAAAGTTGGATACATAATAGACATTAATAGAACATCTCCTTTTTCTAATGGCTCGTCTGGTCTAAGCTCTCTAAATCCCGTTCGCCAAGCGTAACTTTCAAATAATGGATCAAATAAAAATTCATCAGCAGTCATATTTCTTTCATAATCTTTTAACTCAATACCCTTTTCTTCTCTATACCAATCAACAACTAAACTCCAGCAATCTGTTACACCCCACACCCATTTACGACCTAATAAAGGTGCTTTATATCCTGATGGTTCTAGATATGCCCATTCTTCAGTTTGAGGATTAACAATGTGCCAAGGTAAATTACTTCTTTCACAACTAACTTTATCTGCTTGACTAGGTTCTGGAGATGATATTGGATGACTATGAATAACAGCTACTATATCTCCTAAGTTATCTGCTTTTACATAATCTTCTGGATTTAAAATAAACTCTTGATGACTTGTTATCGCTAAGTTTTCACATGGATAGTAACGTTTTTTACCTCTTATATTAAGTAGAAGTCCTACAGATTCTTTGGGATTTTGGTCTTTCGCATGAACCAATGCGTCATCTTGCCAACTCATTGAAAGAACGTACCGATAGCAGGAAATAGCTCTCTAGTACATTGTCTTTTTGGTAACCTAACCCCTGCCAAATCAGAAGGTGCAGCTAATTCAAATTCGACTATATCTCTAGTTTCGGCTGCTTTACGATCTACTAAATATATTTCTCTTTTAAATTCAGCAGTAGGATCAGGAGTTCCAAAAGGATTTGAATTGCCTGGAAAATTTACAGCATCAATAAATCTTGCCATAGTTCTTATTCTAGTTACTGTTGCACCTGTCAAATCATTTCCTGTGTTAACAGCACCAGCTACGGTAGCCGTATTTACTGCGTTAAGTATTGTAGAAATGCTACCTAAAGCATTACTAATAGTTATTTTTGGTCTAGGTATTTGACCTCTTTGATAAGCAAAACCTTCAGCTTTAATAGGTATTCTTGTATATGAATTTCCTGCCCAAACAATTTCTCCATTATTATTTAAATTTGAACCTCCATGAAATCTATAAATTGAAGTATCAGCATGAAAAGTTTGACTTAATTGCAGCGTAAATAATTCAATTATTGCTGATGGATTTATTTTTTGAGCTTCACTATAAACAAGAGCAGTACTCATGGTTCAAATACCTCTCTAAATGTTGCCTGTATTGTTGCTCTATTAACAAATGGAATCGTTTTACTCCACCCTTCACATACGAATTTAGATGAACTAGCTTCTCCTGGTGGTTGAAAATCAAAACTAGCACTATCATTTGCTCTTGCATCTAAGAATGTTTCTATAGTATCTGCGTCTGCTTCTGACACATTAAAAGTAAAATTAAACATTTTTGGATTTTGATGTTCTGCAAGTCCAAATAATATTCTATGTTCGTAACCATCAGCAAAACGAACTGTTCTAGTCTTAGGTGCTGATTTTTTTTGTTGTCCGTATGTTGGAGTAATTGAAGGAAACGTAGCCATTATGCGAGCATACCTCCTGGTCGTTTTTGTTTAACTAATTCTGATTGTATAGCAACTGAAATCATACGACCAAGTTCTCTACCTTGTTCTTCATTACCTTCAACAGAAGAACCAGAAGCATCTACATTAACTACGATATTTGTACTACCTCCACCAACACCAGCTAAATCATGATTTGGAATAATATTTCCTGATTGATTTGGAACAAATAATTCTGGTCCACGTTCTCCTACAATATATGGTTTCCTCATCCCTACAGGTCCACCATTTGCTGCTAGTTGAACATTAT